AGCCATGATCGCAGCTACGTCATGTTCAAGGCGAATGGAATCATCGAACTTGTTCAGCTTAGAGGAGAACAACTCAAATAATTTCACGCTGACATGAACATCCTGCTCACAATAGTCCTCCATTTCTTGGGACCATTCGGACCAGTCGGTAGTCTTGCCAAACTCTCCTTTGTATTCCCCAAGGCGATAGCCCCAGGATTCCAAGGAGTGACGCCCATAAAGCTTGCCTGGCATTCCAATAGGCTTCAGCCGATAGTCCCTGCTTAGAATGTCTGGAAAGAACATCCTACTCATGATTAACGTATCGAACGTCTCTGCCTTTGTTTGAAAGAACGGGTAAACTTCTTTGATAGCAGGAATGTCGAAGCCCACAATATTGTGGCCAACAAGAACATCTGCTGAGGCGAGGAGGTTGACACCGTTAGTGATTGAGTCAGCTGAACCTGTATCGTTGAATCGATAGATGTCGCCATTGTCCAAGTCTTTGACCACCAGACAATGAAGATGGGTCATGCCTTGACGAGGAAGGCCGTTGGTTTCAATGTCAAAGAGAAGTCTTAAGACCATGCGCCTGGCTCCTCACGGTCGAGGGTTGCTTGCGTAATAGCATCTGGACGGCCGCACTCTTCACAGAAGTAACCGCTTGGGTCCATATCTGAGAAGAAAAAGGCGTCAGAACCGCAGGCACATACAACATGTTGATGCTCAGAAGTCGGTGTAGTCATCAGGTGTGGAAGCGGTTGATTTGTCATTGAAAGCAGCAGTGAGATCCTCCTTCATTCGTCCTGTTGCAGAATCAAATGCAATGGTACCAGCAGGGCCAGTCTGTCCATTAAATCGGTTCTTCAACACTCGGATGTTGGAATAGTTCTGACCAGAGGAAAGGTTACGCTCAAGGGCAATTACCATATCTGACAGCTGAACGATACTGTGACTGCCTCGAAGATGACCGAGGCTGACCTGTGCTCCATCTTCATGTCCCTTGTCATTGGCTGGCCGTTTGAGGTGACTGATAAGAATCATACCAATACCAGTTTCTTCCACAAATGAACGAAGCTTAGTCATGGTAAGATCTATCAATTTGCGCTCATCGTGAGACTCATTTCCAGACATGAGAATGGAGAGGTGATCAAGGATGATCCAGCCAACTTCTTTGGCAAGAGCCATGAATCGACAGTCGGACAGAATTGCATCAGGGTCCACAGAACCAAAACCATCTCGCAAGTATACCCTGCCAGTTCCCAGGGAGGCATCGAACGCAGCCTTGAGATCTTCTTCAGGTAGTTCATTGTTGAGATGCAAAGGTTTGTTTGCCTTGACGGACATCAAGCGTAGAGCTGTGCGCTGAAGGTTCTCCTCCAGAGCAATGTATCCAACACTGTGACCTTGATCAATCAGTTTCTGGGCTACTTCACCACAGACGGTTGATTTCCCCACGCCTGAGCCTGCGGTAACCGTGACCAGTTCTCCTTTTCTAAGACCACCAGTAATGGAATCAAGAGCATTGAAAGGCCAATCAGCATCCCTACCATGAAGGGGACGGGTTGCCAGGTCGAAAAGGTCACGTCCGTCGATGACTGTCTTCGGAGCGTACTGTTTCTTATTCCAGAGTGCCTGTCTGATGGCATCATAGTCTTTGGCAATTACTGCTTCATTAGCATCCTTGTAAGGGGCGGTGGTGGCAATGAATAGTTTATCGTGTGGAAACAAACTTGCACAGTCTTGTGCCGCTTGTTGTCCAGCTTCATCGTTGTCAAAGAGAAGAATGATTTCATCAAACCCCAGGACCCATTTCAATTGATGTTGAAGGGCCTTGCGGGCACCAGCGGCTCCATTTGGTAGGGAGACAACAGGCCAACTTTGACGTACCTGAAAGACGCTAAGACAATCGAGTTCACCCTCGGTAATTACAAGGGACTTACCACTGCCCCACAGTTGTTGACCAAATAGGGTGTGGTCTTCATTACGACCTGTCCATTTAAACTCCTTGTCTGTGCTGCGACTCTTAAAAGATGTCAGCTGGCCAGCCTGAGAGTAATAAGGAAAGCGAAGGCTTTGACTGTCGGCGTCGTAACGAACGTTGAACTTCTTACATGTATCCTCGTGAATGTTGCGTGATCGGAGAGGAACAATGTCCCCAGTGAAGTCCATAAATCGTTGCGGCTTGTGAACGTTGATGGAGGTGCCGTCACCATGTTCATAATACCGGCAGGAGAAGCAATGCCCATGACCATCGGTGTAACGGGCAAGAGCATCACTACTCCCACAGGAAGGACAAGGCTCGTGACGGACAAATTCGGAATCGTCGGTCAGTCGAACCATTCTAAGGGAATGTTAGTATAAAGAGCCCAGGGAAATCCATTCTTCGTTGCCCACTCAGCATACGTCGTCTTAGATTCCTTTGACAATGTATTCTTTGGAGCTTGGAAGACAAACCGAATGTCAAGCTCTGGATGTTGCTTTTTAACGGCAAGCATCTTCCTTCGATCTTCTGGTTTGAGATAACCCTTGGCTTCAAGTATGACTCCGTTTGGAAGAACGAAGTCGGGCGTGTAGACGGCTTTAACGGTGTAGTCGAGCTTAAGAGTCTCGTACTCAAAGGACAGTTCGTTGACTTCCATCCACCGGGCCAGCCGTTCTTCCAGGCGGGACCGGTACTTTGGCATTAGAACGGAAGATCGTCGTCGTCATACCCAGGACCAGCTTCATCGGCTTGATCTGGCTTAAACGATGGAGCGCCAGCCTTAAAACCATCCACACTTCCAAACAATCCAGCCACGTCTTCAGAACTAAGCTCACCAGAATCAGACCCGCCAGAGCTGACAAGTTTGATAACTTGAGCACCTTTAACTTTGAAGCTGCATCCAACTTTGGTTGCGTAGACATAAGGCTTCAGATCGATGATCAGGCGAACCACCGTGCCCTTCCAGACAGGGGTATCGATGTCCAGGGGAACACCATCAGTATCCACCCAGGGGAACATAGGAGCCCCTTCCTCGCCGCCGTAGGACACCTTGACGAAGCCATCCTCCTGCCACTTGGGCAGTTCCTCGGTGAAGCGCTTGCCGTTCATCTTGTTACGGCCCCAGGCAATGCACTGCTCATAGCAGGCATCAAACTTGCCAAGGTCTTCCTCAGGAATGCGGAAACCAATGGTGCAGTTGTTGAACTTACCGGAAGGCTTCAAGGCGTTGATGTAGCCTTCAAGCGTGGTGGTGATGATAAAGCGGTTATCAGACATGGAGCAGTTCGGTGATAGCAGCGGTGGTGGTGATTTCGTTGTGATCAGCAATCAGTTGAAAGAGATCATCAACGTTGTCGTCAATGGACACATCAAACCAACGGCAGGCCTCAAGAACTTCTTCAGGAGAAATGCCGTAGTAGTCAGCGAAGTATGCAACGTTGTCTATCATCAGGCTTCCTCGGTGAGGTCGGTGTAGACCCGATCGTAGGCTTCAAGACAATCGACAGCGTTCTCGCCGTTGATAGCCGCAGCAAGATAGGCAAAGTTTGCAAACTCCTCGACAAGGTACGAGAAGAAGTCGATCTCAAAATCAGAGACCTCAGCTTCCGCACAGAAGTCGTCATAGAGATTCTCAAGGACGCATTCACGTACCCCAAAGATCTCAGAATACTCAGCAAAGTCAGGTGCAGACATTAGCAGAAAAAGTAGGAGGAACCTTGAACATCATTGATGTCAAGAGTATTGATCATGACACTTTCATCAAACTCTACTCCCAACTGCTCTGCCCAATTACGAAGCACAGGCTGGGAATAGATTTCAACAAACTTGTCTCGGATTGCTTCAGCTAGATCGTTCATGTCACAGGAACGACCAAGTACACAATCGTGGATTACGGTAAACGGTCTCTGCCATTCAGCAAAGACAAGATGTAACAGGGCTGCATCTAAAGAATGCACAAGGTTTGGACTAGCAGCAGTCTTGGCCTTACTTAGGTCAATCGTACGCTCATCCCATTCCTTAAGCATCTGTGTGTCGATGCGTTGTCCAAGCAATTTGGTTCTGACACGAGTGACATCATTCTTTCTGTATTCCTGAAAGACAGTGAACCCAGAAGGTGTGACCCATTTGATGTAGGGGTCTTTGTTTTTGATGCACTCTCCAGCAGCCTTCTGAATAAAGGCCATAGAAGCACAGGGACCAGCAAAGACAGTTCTTACCCCATAACGGTAGACTGCCTTGACAATTGCTTGAAGCTCACCCTTTTCTAATTCGACACCTTTTAGTTCCTGACGAATGTAATCACGAGCACTGTTCTCTGTAACTCCATAAGGAGTGGTCATGACAGTTCTCTTGGTTAGCTTTCGTGTAATCAGGAGATGAAGGTGTTCCGGAAGTTGCGTTTTAGCGACCTCAGCAACAATGGCGTACCCATCACTAGGTTTCGGAGTTGGTACCACATTGACCATTTCAGCCGCTTTCCTGTCCAAAGCCATAGCACTGAGATGCTGGAGACCTGAACAAGTTGCATCAACCGAGATTGGTAGACCACTGGTGAGCTTTTCATTAGTAATGACACACTGATAGTATTCAATAGCCGCACTAATAAAACACCAAGGCTCTTCTGCTTTTGACCACTCAGAGATTGTTCCCTCAGGATCAGTAGCGACACGAGTAATGAAGTCGTGATTAGATGTGACCCATGATTGTCGTTCATCCATAGGAGCTTTATCAAGACCCCAAGTAGTTGCTACTTGAAATCCTAACCACCACTCTGACACAGGACCTTCCTCCGCAAAGTAAATCAGACTCTTATCAAAATCTGTTCCTTGAGGACTGAGGCT